AGACATTAACCCTATATTCCATAAGGATTTGGCAGAACTGGCGCGAACTGGCCACGATATGCCGCGATTGGTCACGACCACCGCGAGTGGTCAAAAATCGGCTGTAATCGAAATTGGGGATTTTGCGAAAGAGGTACTAGGCGTAGACCTAATGCCCTGGCAAAAAAATATATTGCACGGTTTAACGTCTATGGATAGCAACGGCGACTACTTGCACCGGGTAGGCCTTGTGTCTGTTGCGCGACAGAACGGTAAAACGGTTGCTATTGCGTCGCTTGTCGGTTGGTGGTTAACTACGCAAGGGAAAGCGCGCGGCCAGGCGCAAACTGTTATTACTGTCGCGCACAAACTCGATTTGGCTACCGCGTTGTTTACTTATCTAGCGCCGATACTAGAAACTAAATTTGGTGCCCACGTGTCGTGGTCATATGGGCGCATGGTGCTAACAATGCCCGATAACAGCGTATGGTTTCCCAGGGCGGCCACGCCTGCAGCTGGTCACGGTTACAGCGTCGACCTAGTGGTAGCCGACGAGGTTTGGGATATTAGCGAAGCAGCCATAGACGAGGGTTTATTACCGTCGCAACGCGCGCGCAAAAACCCGTTGTTTGTAATGATGTCTACAGCCGGTACGCAAGATAGTAAAGCCATGTTGCGTTGGCGCGAACAGGGATTAAGGGCTATAGATAGCGGCGAACAAACTAAATTATATTTTGCCGAATTTAGCCCTAGCCCGTCTATGGATTTAATGACGCCCGAAGCCTGGGCGTACGCAAACCCCGCGTTAGGCCATACGTTGGAAATGGAAGTTATCGAGGCAGAAAGCGAAGCCCCAAACCGCAACGCGTTTTTACGCGCGTCGGTTAACACCTGGACAGCAACAATGCACGGCTGGCTAGAACCAGGCATATTTGAAGCGTTACAAAGTGACGACCCAATACCCCCAGGCGGGATACTTGCTATCGAGGTGGACACCGACGGCGCGCTATACGTTGGCGTACGGGCTATACAGGTAGGACTAAAAACGGCGGTTACGGTTGCGTTTGTTGCGGGCACACTTGCCGAAATGTGGCGTTTAGTAGAAAACGAAATAGCGGCAGGCCCAACGCTACGCCTAGCAATAACGCCAGGGCTTGAAATACATTTACCGCCAAATATGGAAAGACGTAAAACCATTGTTGGTTATCGAGAGTTATTGAAATGGACTAGCCCAGTTAGAAATATGATTTTAGAAAACCGTATATACCACCACGGCGAAAACCAGTTAATTGAACATTGCGCGCGCGCCGTACTCATCAAACACCAAGGCAGCGTAGCCCTATCGTCGACCCGTAGCCCTGGGCCTATCACACTTGCTAGGTGCATGGTTTGGGCTGCAGCGTTGGCGTCTAAACCGCAGCTTGTCGGCAAACCGCTTGTAGTTGCGCTAAACCGCTAATGTTGTGGTGGCACTATCCGCGACGGCTTACCTTTTCGTCGGGAAAAGAATAGACCGCTTCACCGTGGGTAGTGCCACCAAACTTTTAACAGATATGGCAGACTAAACGCATGGCGTTATTTAACAAGGTCAACAAGGCCGCTATCGGTACCACCGTTAAAGCGGCGGCTACTGGTTCAAATGTTGGCGCGTCACAACTCGATAACTTTTATGCGTTTACCCAAGGCGCAACCCGCCAACGTGCTATGGCCGTACCGGCTATTACTAGGGCGCGAGATTTATTAGCGTCAGTAATCGGCTGTACGCCGTTGTCACTTTATAACGAAATGTGGAACCCTGTAACCCGAGAACTTGAACAAATCCAAATTGCCCCCCGCGCTTGGCTACGTCAATTAGACCCGTCGCTACCAAATAGCACAACGCTTGCCTGGTTATTTGACGATTTATTTTTTACCCAGCGAGCCTTTTTGTACGTCACCGAACGCGATAGTACGGGCTACCCCAAGTCGTTTCAACGTATGCCTAGCGCCATGGTTTTAACACAAGACCAAGCAGGCCCCGTATTTTTCGCGCCGTCTAAACAAATTATGTTTAGCGGTTTACCTATCGACCACCGCGACGTTGTGCAATTCATTAGCCCTATTCAAGGTTTACTATTTACTAGCCCTAACGCAGTTTTGACGTCGCTTAAACTTGAACAAGCCCGGCTACGCAATTCAAGCAGTTTGCTACCTACGGGAGTATTGCGCCAAGTTGCAGGGGAACCGCTTAGTGCCGAAGAATTGCAACAGTTGGGCCAGTCTTTTGAAACGGCAAGGCTTACAAATTCCGTGGCTGTTTTAAATGAATTTGTTACTTACACCGAAACCAACAGCGACGCAAGTAAACAAATGTTGGTTGCAGCTAGTGAGTACCAAGCACTCGAAATCGCCAGGCTCGCAAATTGCCCCCCTTACCTTTTGGGCGTTGCAACGGGAAGTTACAGTTACCAAAACAGCACCCAGGCGCGCCAGGACTTGTATATGTTCGGCGCCAAATTGTTTATGGACTGTATAGCCGAAACGCTATCTATGGGTAACGTTTTGCCACGTGGCACGTACTGTAAATTCGATATAGAAAATTATTTGTCGGAAAGTTATTTATCCGAATATGACACACCCGCAGAAGTAGACGAAGTAGGAGTAATGCCAAATGCTTAGATTAGTGCAACAAGAATTGACGCTAGACGCTGCAGGCCCTAACGGTATGCCGCGCCGTACATTGGCTGGCCTTGCGCTGCCTTATAACGTTGAAGCAACAGTAAACGACGGCACAAAAGTTATGTTTATGCCGGGCAGTTTGAACGCAAGCGAAAAAATGCCAAAACTGTATCTAAACCATGACAGCACTATGGCCGTAGGAATTTTGACGGCTTTAGTCGATACACCGGGCGGCATGATGTACGAAGCCCGCATTTCCGAAACTACATTAGGGAACGAAGTTTTGGTTTTAGCCCAAGACAAGGTTTTAGACGCCGTATCGGTTGGGGTAAATCCGACCCGTTTTAGTTACGACGAAAAAGGCACAATGATTATAGAAAGTGCCGATTTTCTTGAATTATCGCTAGTGCCCTACGGGGCTTTTGCGGGCGCGTCAGTAGACCGCGTAGCCGCGTCGCAGGGTATCCCACAAGACGAACAAGAAGTAGTTAATATAGAAACCGAAACACCTAACGAGGAGTTAGACACCATGACACAGCCAACAGAAACCCCAGCCGTTATCGAAGCCGCGCCAATCGCGCCAATCGTTTACGCGCAACCGCGTAATTTTAAATTGCCTAGCGCTGGCGAATTTATCGCAGCGTCACTACAAGGTGGCAGCGTACTTGCAGAAATGAACGCAAAAATTCAAGCTGCAGCACCGGACATTACAGCCGACCCAAGTTTGCCAGGAATTTTGCCTGAAATCATAACGGGCAGCGTCTACGATTCACTTAACCCTATTAGGCCTTTCGTGTCGGCTATCGGAACTCTCGCTATGCCAGGTGCAGGCGCAACATTTCGCCGCCCGAAAATTACGGTACGGCCAGTAGTTGACGAACAGACACCGGAACTAGACCAACTAAACCCGTCTACTGTTACCGTGTCGAATTCAAATGTCGACAAAAAAACTTTCGGTACTTTTGTGACAATGTCCGAACAGGCATTGGACTGGAGTGACCCCGCTTCAATCAATATCGTATTGAACCAGTTAGCAATCGCCTACGGACAGGCCACTAACACGTACGCGGTTACAGAGTGCCAAGGCGCAATCGTTCAAACAACATCAGTTGCCGACACGTCGGACCCTGCCGATTGGATTGCCGCAATTTACGAAGGCGCCCGCCAAATTTCATTGAACAGCAACTACCTACCTACGCACATGGTCGTAACACCTGGTACGTGGGCCGCGTTGGGTTCATTGGTTGACAGCACAGGCCGCCCAGTATTCCCACAGATTGGCGCTATGAACGCACCAGGCCAGTTGTCGGCTTCAAACTGGAACGGCAACCCGCTTGGCCTTGTGCTTGTAGTCGATAAGGATACCCCAGGTTCATTTATGGGCCACGCAGCGGGACCAGCTGCAGGGTTTGAATTTTACGAACAGCAAAAGGGCGCAATTTCTGTAGACGTACCTAGCACCTTGGGCCGCACTATTGCGTACCGTGGTTACGCTGCGACGTTTATGGCAGACGCTACAAAATTCGTTAAGTTCGTCTAACCGAAAGGCGGCCTAACCGCCATGACACAGCTTTACCAAGTAGCGCATAAAACGCTATTAGACAACTACGCAGTTTTAGAAACGCTTACACCTAACGAAGTTTATGTAGGCGCGTCTATTGTTGTGGCAGGCGTTGACGCAACATTTAACGGCACCGTTACAGTTTTAGCGGTACCCGAATATTTGTTTATTGGCGTAGACGAATACGGCGACCTACTTTATAACTATGAGGTGCCAGTACCTTTTCAAATTCTGTACGCAAAAACAGCGGCCGACGTCACGCGCACGACGGCAACGGGAACCGTAACGCTGGGTACTATTGCTTGTACTTGGGTTACAGCCGGACAGATTGAGGACTGGCTAGGCATAGGCACCGCGTCGGCACTCGATACAACTTTTCTTACTCAATGCGCGGCAGCTGCAAACGATTTTTGTTTTCAACGCCGTTTAGAAAGCGGCTACATAGACCAAAAAGCAACTAGCCCTAGTAACAGCGTCACCCTGGGAACTATTGCCTACGGCGGTTTTCTTTATAGGCAACGTGGCGCGGTAACAGACTTTGCCAGTTTTGACGGCTTGCCTGCAGGTAACAGCGTCGGCTTGTCGCCAATGATTAAACAACTTTTAGGTATCCCACGCCCCCAGGTAGCTTAAATGCCTGTTGCTTTTACAGACCTGTTTAACGAGGCGCTAGACGACTTGGCAGCTTCTCTAACGACCATCACAGGGCTACAGGTAGTAACAGACCCCCGTAACCTTGTGCCGCCTTGCGCGTTCATTGACGCCCCTACGTTTACCGTGTATTCAAACAACGTTGTAGAAATGACATTTCCAATACGCATAATTACCTTGGGGCCTGGCAACCTTGACGCGCAAAGGTCACTACTTAACTTGGCTAGCAAAGTCATCACTAAAAAAATTGGCGTAACCGACGGGCGCCCAACTATCGCAGTAATTGGCGGCAGCGAACTACCCGCCTACGATTTAACCATAACCCTACAAACCCAGGCAACCGCCTAGAATAGGTGCAACATGAAATACGAAATAGTTAGCCCCCGTATCGGTTGCCCTGGCGACGAATACGTACCGGTTGAAGGCGTAAACATTGACGCGCTACTAGCGGGCGGTTTCGTTATTCAATCCCCCACCAAGGCGCCTAAAGGTGCTAAAACTAAGACAGACACAAACGAGGAGTAAAGCCAATGGCTACTAGCACATATCTTTCATCACCAAACGTCACGGTTAACAGCGTTTCGCTGCAAGACCAATGCAACGGCCTTACTTTTACGCGCACTATCGAGGCGCTAGAAAGTACCGCTTTTGGTTCAGGTTCCCGCGTGTACGTTGCAGGCCTTGAAAACTCAACGTTGACCCTTGACCTGTACCTGTCGTTTGCAGCTTCCGAAACCTACGCAACACTTAAAAGCCTTGTAGGCACGTCTACTACTGTTTCGTGGTCGAGCAGCGCAACAAGCCCAGGCACCGCAACTAATCCAACTATGACGCTTACAGGCGCATACTTGGAAGCCTTGCCGTACGAAATGGCCCTGGGCGCTTTAGGCACAATTAGCGTGACATTTACAGGCGGAGTTTACAGCGTTCTTGAAGTTTAATTAAACGCCTGAAAAGGCCCGACACAAAAGGCAGACAATGAAACTTACGCTTAAAGTAGAAACAGCCGATACCACCTATGAAGTGGTAACAAACCTTTTTGTAATTGTTTTGTGGGAACGCAAATACAAACGCAAAGCGTCAGAAATGGCGTCAGGTATCGGCGTTGAGGATTTAGCATTTATGGCGTACGAAGCGTCTAAATTAAACAAAATAGTTGTACCTGCAGAGTTTGATACGTTTGTAAAAAGCCTTGTTGCTATCGACGTATTAAATACAGAGGCCCCAAACCCCACCTAAGGGGCACCCACGGGCGCCAACTTGCCGAACTGTTGGTAGCAATTTCGTGGTGGCCCCCGTCTATACCTTTTGACATAGACGACTTGGCTACTGTCGTTGCTGTATTATCAGACAACAACAAACAACGAAAGTAACTTTATGGCCGCCGTTACAAATACTTTAGAAATTAAAGGTATTCAAGAGACGATGAAGGCGCTTAAAGAAATAGAACCCGATTACGCAAAACAGATACGGAAAGACATTAAAAACGCTGGTACGCCTGTATTAAGCGCGGCGCGCAGTTTAATACCTGTAGCCCCGCCTCTATCCGGTATGGCCCGCGGAAACCTTATTAAAGGTCGTGCCGGTACAAAATGGAGTAGCGAAGGCGCTATTAAAGGCTTCATAATTAAAACTAATAAGTCAGGTCAAAAAGCCCGCAGCGTTATTTTTAAGTCAGGCGAAACTATAGATTTTGCTGCCCGCCCCTACCAACTGTTAACACTTACCCAGCGCGACGCCGCAGGCAGTATTTGGGACCATGCAGGCCGACGCACTAAAGGCCGTTTTGTAACCAATCTACAAATGCAAGGCAGTTACCAGCCACGCGCCGCCGAACCTGGCGTAGAAGCTGCACGCCCAGCCGTTGAAATAGAAGTAATAGCAATAGTTGACAAAGTTATGAAAAAAACCAACACAAAATTGAGGGTACGCCGTGGCGATTAACGTACCGATTATTACGACGTTTGCCGATAAGGGCATTAACGCAGCACAAAAAGCGTTTGGCGGTTTAAGCAAATCAACACTAATTGCAGGTACCGCTATTGCTGGCGCTACTGCAGCTGTCGGCGCGTTTGCGTATTCGTCTATTCAAAAGGCTTCAGATTTTAACGAAGCGATAAGTAAAAATACTGTTGTATTTGGTGCCATTTCTAAAGAAGTAGAAAACTTTGCACAGACCGCTAACCGCGCGTTAGGTATTTCAGAAACGGCAGCCCTACAAGCGGCAGGCACGTTTGCCATGTTTGGTAAGTCTGCCGGGCTAGCCGGTCAAGACCTAAGCAATTTTAGTATTGAATTAGTTACCCTGGCAGCCGACTTAGCGTCATTTAGTAACACTTCTGTAGACGACGCTATAAACGCTTTAGGGTCGGCGCTACGAGGCGAAGCCGAACCGCTAAGAAAATATAACGTACTACTTGACGACGCCACGCTAAAGGCAGCCGCAACCGAATTAGGTATCTATTCAGGCAGTAAAGCGTTAACCGCGCAACAAAAGGTACTTGCCGCACAAAAGGTTATTTTTGAACAGACTTCCGACGCCCAAGGCGATTTTGGAAAAACGTCTGCGGGGTTGGCAGCCCAACAAAAGATACTTGGCGCAACCCTAGACAATATTCAAACCAATTTAGGGCAAGCGTTTCTACCGATATTTTTAAAAGCCGTAAAGTTTTTTAACGACGAAGTAAGCCCAGCGTTTGAACGTGTAGCGGAAGTAATCGGCGAAAAAGGTTTAGTAAAGGGTATGCAGCAAGCCCTATACGAAATGGGGTCGTTTGGCCCGGGCATGGTTAACGCTTTTAAACAAATTGCCGTTACATCAGCAAAAGCCGCTAACGCGTTATATAAATTTGCCGTTGTTGCTGGTTCAGGCGTTGCATTTGCTGCAGGCAAATTTACTACAGGTATTGACTTATTAGGTAAAGCATTTGACGATTTAATAGACGTTGACGCATTAGGCGCCAGTTTTGACAATTTTGCCCTGGGTATACAGAACATGGGTAGCGCGTCAGATTACAGCAGTTTTGCCGCTAAACAACTAGCCGAAAATGCACAATCCGCAGCAGAAGCAACCGACGAACTAAGCGGAGTAGGCACGGGTAAGGGCGCTACTGCAGCGGCAGACAAATTAAAGAAAATGGAACAGGCAACAAAAGACGCCGCAGCTGCATTAACAGACCGCATGAATAAAGCGCTTGACGACGCTAAAGACAAACTTAAAGACGCCCAATCGGCGTTTGACGATTTTGCTAAAGGTACCTCGACGTCGCTACTTGAAGCATTTAATTTTACTGACGCTATGAAAGAAGGCGCCGAAACTGGTAAAGGTTTTGTATCCGGCTTAGTCACTATTGCCGATAGGGCCGTACTGTTTACCGACAAGATTAAACAATTAGTAACTGCAGGCCTTAGCGAGGACGCGTTAGGCATGGTTCTAGCTGCAGGCCAAGAAGCGGGCACCTATATTGCCGACGAACTTATTAACGGCGGCGCTACAGCAATAGAACAAACTAACCAACTTGTAAATTCTGCAAAAGGTGCAGCCGATTTAATAGCACAAATGGCAGCCGACAAGTTTTATGGCGCTGGCGTATCCAACGCACAAAGTTACTTAAAAGGTATTGAGGACGCTTTTAACCTTGCGCAATCTAAATTGCAGGGTAAGGGTTTAACACTTGCCGACGTTAAAGGCATTTCGGCAGGATTTGACAACGCAGTAAACGGCGGCGCATTAGCCCCTATTGCTAGACCAAATACTAACTTTGGTGAACCTATCCGCGGTTATAACTATTACATAAACGTACACGGAGTTATGACTAACGCCGAAACAGGCGAAGCAATTATAAACAATATTCGCGCTTACAACAGGGCGGCAGGCCCCGCAAATATTCAGGTTGCCTAGTGGCTACGTCAGTTATTGAAAGCGGCAACTACGAACTGTTTATAGATACAGGTTTTCAGTTAGACGCCTTTACCCTTGACGACGCAACGCGCGGCGTACTAAACGGCACCCAGTACGTGTTAGACGGTACGACAGAGTTCGCGCCAATGCTGCAATACTCGACAAATGTAAACATTAAACGCGGGCGCCGTGACGTAGGCGACCAATTTAGCGCTGGCACAATGTCATTTAACTTAAACGACGAACTAGCCGGGGGAACCCTAAACCCGCTGTACTCATCTAGCCCATACGTAGACCCTGCAGGGCAATTTACTTTGGCACCGTTACGCCGTGTTTCGTTTGGCAGATATAACAGCGTAGGCACTTTTATTACGTTGTTTGTAGGGCAGATAGTCAACTACGACTACAACTACGAACTAGGCGGCCAAAACACAGTTACCGTCTATTGTGCCGACGATTTTTATTTGCTAGCCCAAACAGCTTTAGCCGAATTTAACGTATCTGAACAATTATCAAGTGCCCGCTTATCAGCTGTACTTGACCTGCCCGAAGTTGCTTACCCGGCTTTAACACGTGACATTGAGACCGGCACCCAAACGCTGGGCGGGGCAGCTGCCTACACCGTGGCCGAAGGTACAAACGTAAAGGCATACATTGACCAAATACAGGCAGCCGAACAAGGCCGTATTTTTATGTCGAGGACAGGCGATATAACTAGCCAACCGCGCATTGGTAATACCCTTTCGGGCAGCGTTGCCGACTTCCACGACGACGGAACCAACATACCGTATAACAGTTTGGGCATTATTTTTAACGCCGACGTAATAGTAAACAGGGCAAGTATTCAACACTTAGGCGCCACAAGCCCCCAGGTAGCCGACGACGCAGCAAGCCAAGCTAAGTACCTAATTCAAAATACAAGCATTACTAACAGCCTTTTACACAATGACGCGGCAGCTTTAACCTTGGCAAACTACCTGTTAGTTGGCGAACCTGTAGCAACGTTTAACGCTGTGCAAACCGATTATTTAATGCTTACAAACGCGCAACGCGAAACTTTGGCGCTAGTCGATATAGGCGACACCATAACGATAACTAACACAATTACAGGCGGCGAAGTAGCCCAAGAATTAGCAGTAGAGGGCGTAGAAATACAAGTGAACGTAAACAACGGGCATAGGGTTACGTTTTATACTTCGGCTACGGTCATTGTTTATCAGTTCATTTTAAACGACCCGATTTACGGTAAGTTAGATATACAAGACCCACAGCCAGTTTTAGCGTAAAGTAGGAACTATGCCATTGACCACGTATACCGCAGGCGAAGTACTTACCGCCGCGTCACTTAATGCCAACTTCAGTTTTGCGGCGGCTGGCGGTTTAACGCTTATTAACGCAGGCAGTTTTAGTGCTTCCACAGCAAGTTTGCCTACAGGAAGTTTTTCGTCTACCTATAAAAATTACAAAGTTATTTACCAGTTAAGCGCTGTTTCTGGTGCTAATGCGTTGCGTATGCGTTTTAGGGCAGCAGGTGCAGATAACACCGCATCAAATTACGATTTTGCTGAATATGGGCGTCGATATGGGGCAGCTACAGCAATTGTAAACGAAAGCACTGCCGCAGACAATTTTTATTTAGGCAACTCAATTAGTTACAGCGCATTATCTATAGATGTTTTAACACCGCAAGCAACAGCACAAACAATATTATTTTCTAGCGTAAACGGTAACGACACAACGGCAGACGGCGCATTTCAATACAATGCAAGATTTACCGCAACAACATCATTTGACGCTATGACCCTTTATGTAAGTACTGGAACTATTACAGGCACATTCCGCGTCTACGGATATGGAGATAGTTGAAATGACAACAAAACCTATGGTTTTTGATGGTGCAAAACACCGCGAAATGACTGATACAGAGTTTGCACAATACGAAGCAGACCAAATAACAAACACAACACAAGCCAAAGCGCAAGCCGACAAAGCCACAGCACGACAAGCCGTACTTGACAGGCTAGGAATAACAGCCGATGAAGCCGCGCTACTACTTGGCTAGTGTCATGCTTGCACTCGCCCTGACCGCTTGCGAAACGACACGAACCAACGCACCACTAAAAGTACGCAACACCGCACTAACACGTTGCAGCACTATTCAACAATGCGAAAGGGCAACAAATGACTAAGCAACCCGCAGAAATAGAACATCTACACGCCCGCATGATAGTTTTCGTCGGCTGCACTATCGCCGTAACGTTTGCACTTACCGTTATAGGTTTTGTCTACGGCCTACTGTTTGTTACGCAGCCTTTAGAACAGTCACCCAATGACGCGCAATTTATCGACTTACTATCTACCCTTACCGTGTTTATGACCGGCACACTTAGCGGCCTTGTGGCAGCTAACGGCCTTAAACGTAAACCGATAGACCCGACTAGTGGCACCCCAGCCCCCTAAACCTGTAGTGGTACCGCCAGTTAAAAAACTGGTTTTACCTGCCACGCTGGGCCACGTCACGCCAGGCGAACTACCTGCCAACATGCTTGTAGATATAAAGCCGTTCGGCAAACTGCACCCACGCGCCGCCAACGCATACAACGCAGTAAGGGCCGCCGCGTTTGCTGCAGGTATAAAACAATTCAAACCAATATCGCAAGGCGATACGTACAGGTCATTAGCGCAACAAACCGCAGGATTTCAACAGCGCTACACCCTGCAACCTATCGAGGGCGCTAGTACGCGAACATGGCAAGGCCGCAAGTATTACCTACGACCAGGCAACGCGCCACTAGCTGCACCGGGTAGCAGTCGACATAACTTAGGTTTAGCAGTTGACTACGCAAACATGGCAGGCGAAACGTGGGCGTTTATGTGCGAACACGGCCCCGCTTACGGCTGGTCATTAGAGGTCATGCCCGCCGAACCGTGGCACTGGTTTTATTACCCAGGCGACAAAGTGCCCGAACCTGTAACCCTTTACCTACAAGGCTTGCGCCCAGTATCACCACCTAGCGCGTAAGCGTCTACTACGGTTTTAAGACCGACGAAAAAAGGGGTATTGCATGAACTTTCTAATAGCCAAAATCTTTACGGCTGTAACTATAAGCCTGTCAGGGTTAGCGTTCGCCTACGACGCTTACAACGCGCCTAGCGCCCTGCCTGTAACGCCCCCCGTTACGGTCAGTTTGGCGCCTTTACTAGCAGTAACAACTACGACAGTTAAACCGTTAACAGACTGCCAATATGCGTTACAACTAGCCCAACAAGCAGGCTTTCCATTAACCGAAATGGGTACAGTTGCCCGCATTATTTACCGTGAAAGCGGCTGCAAACCTAACGCGTTTAACGCACAAGACACGGCAGGCGGCAGCTACGGCCTATATCAAATAAACGGTTTTTGGTGCCGACCTAACAAGTATTGGCCTATCGGTTGGTTACAAGCAAAAGGCTTAGTAATAACTTGTACCGACTTATTCGACCCCGTAGTAAACACAAACTCTGCATTAGCCATATGGCATAATTCGGGGTACGGCCCTTGGGCGTTGCCTAACCCATGACCGAACAGCCAATACCCGACCCAGGCCTAACAGAAAGCACCCGACATATGTACACCGAAAAGTATCGAGAAACGTTTAACAGTTTTGTTGACGAAGTATTTAGACCAAATCACGTACCAGCGCCTAAGCGTGTTGACCATTCAATACTTTTAGACGAACTGGCATTACTTAAAGAAAAGTATTTAAACGGCACCCCAAGCGACGAACATAAATTTGCAGCTGCAGTAATCACCGCCGCCATGAACGTAATAGACGGCATATGAAATGCAAACTATGCGACCAAATACTAAAAGAAACACCGCACAAAACTAACCCAACAAAAAAGTTATACAGCCACAAAGATTTAAAAGCCTGCACCAAACGCAAACCATTAAGGAACCCGACAACATGGCACAAATAGACGAAAGAGTAACTATCCGTTTAACCGGGGCAGACCGCGTAGAAATTGACTACCTATATCGACAGTTAGAAAAGTCAACAAAAGACCTAGGCGCACGCGACACGTTTATAAACGGTTACACCCCAAAAGCGGCGTTTACTGGTTTAGTAGCCGAATACGCTTTCGCTAAATGGTTCGGTATCGAGTACACAATAAAACCGTACGACCCTACAAACGATGACGTACTGGGCTACCAAATAAAAGCAACAGAACGCTACAACGGCTGCCTAATTAAACAGCCCCATAACCCTGCAGGAATATACATTTTGGGCATAGTTTTAAACGATTACAACGAAGTAAGTTTTAGGGGTTGGAAAGATAGCAGCGAAATTCAACGCGCCTGTTACTGGCGGGCCGACGTACCTAAACCCGGCTATTTTGTGCCCCAGGCGTCGCTATGGTCACTATCAGACCTACCCGAAACCAACGAACTACAAACGCACCGCACTACAGGCGTGTGGTAACGTGACATTTAAGTAAGTAAACCCGACAACAGAAAGAAGCCCGACATGCAAGAAAAAGTAGAAACACCAAATACCCAACTACAAAAAGTTACGTTGCTAGTTCAAA